TGGGCTAAAAGTGATGGCAGATACAAAGCCTAACTACCCACAAGTCACTGGGATTGCATACAACGGCATAACAACCTTTGACACTTCTTATACTGCAGGTACTATGCATTATGTAGCTTTCGCTTCCGGGGACGGATTTTTTGTGCTGTACGGTAGCAGCGACAGTTTGCCCGCAAATAGCGCGAGGTATCAGTTTACAGGTATCAGTACCTGCACTAACCTTGAAACAGGGGACACAGGGTATTGCAGCTTTAGAGGCGACAATAGCGGATTTTACTGCTTGTCGAAGGACACTAAGTCTAACGGGTACATAGGTATACAAACTGGAATAAATGCTACCATTGGAGCTGCAATTCCAATACATGAACCCTTAACGGCTACTGTGTCAGACAAAGTTCTGGTACTTAACGCAATCCCAGATAACCATTATGTCTGCCTGGAAAAAGTAAGCTTTAATGGAATCCCGTATATACGGTTAGGCAGAATACTTGTACCTGTAGGATAATCAAAAAAGCGTCTGTCACATAGGCGCTTTTTCTCTGCCCAGTTTCAAGGAGGTGCTGCTTTTGGATTTACTCAGGGGCAAGAAAGTCATGGTGTGGACGTTCATGGGCAATGCCCGAATGTACGAAGCCTTACAAAAATACGGTGATCGTATCGACACCGTGGGGCTTTTCTCGTTCAAAGTCAATGCTGCAGGTGAAATTTCCGAGAGCGGTGTGACAATATCAGATATGCTCCCCTACATCCGTAAATGGCCGCACATCACGTGGCTATTGACTGTTTCTAATGACGGGGTGAACAGCGTGTTCCGGGCATTGCGGGACAACACGGACGGTGCGCAGGATAAGTTCTTTTCTGAGCTTATCCGCATCATGGATAAGTACCAGTGGTGCAGCGGGGTTGATATCGATCTGGAAAAAGGAGATGGGTATTCTACGCACGCCGCTTCCACCACGCTCTTTAAGGGCATCTACGAGGCTGTGAAGGGGCATGACAGCGCTAAGAGGGTAAATATATGCCTGCCGGGTATGACGGGCGTAAACGGCTCTGTAGGGGGCGAGAACTGGTGCGTGTATTCTGAGCTTGATCCCTACTGCGATACAGCGGCTATTATGTCCTACGGTATGGCGTGGGCTGGCTCCGCTCCCGGTCCTGTTTCTCCGCGAAATTGGCTGGAGGGCATCTACGACTACGCTGTTACTGTAATGAACCCTGATAAAGTGTTCCTCGGAATGCCTGCTTACGGCTGGAACTGGGAGATATATGATAAGCCTGAAAACCTCGGCAGGGACTATCGTGGAATCTCTAACACATACTACGCCGCTAAGCAATGGATGACTGGCGGCTATAATTTCACCGGAGACGCTCCTCCGCAGCCGTTTATACCAATTGTCGCATACTGGGACGATTACAACAAAGTGCCGTGGGCGCTTCCTCATGTGTATGACTACATGGAGGGGCAGGATGCGGCATCATTCACTGCTCCTCAGATGAAGGCAAGCTACAATGGAAGAAAATATTTGACAGCATATTCTAAGCAGCAGAAGGTAGACTTCGCTGGTGTGATCGTAGAGCGAAACGGTGTGCCGGATGAAGCCTCTGGACTCGTCTCCACGTCGGACACTATGTGTGTGCTAGGCCGCAGCGGGGTAGCTACATTCAATTTTTCCATTAATACAGAAGGTGTATACTGTGTTGCAGTGTGCCTCTGCTATCCGTTTTGGGATCAAAACAGCATTAGCGTATCTGTTGACGATGAAGAATGCGTCATTTCTGAAAATAGGCTCTGGTGGCCCTATTGGAGGAAAACATTCTGGAAAATGGCTGTAGAAAACGTACGCCTGTCAGCAGGAGCTCACACGCTGACTATCTCTACAACCACAAGCGGCGTACAGTTTTATGGATTTAAGGTTTGCGGCAGCTTCTCTGAAAAGCCGTTTGCCGGAAATGCGCAATTTACTATTTCACCGCGCCAATTCAAAGATGTGAACGGCAACATGGTAGAACCCGATCGCGGTTTCAAGCTGACCTGTGAAATGCTCCGACGAAAACCGGACTCTGCGCTGATCTGGTACGAGGATTTTCGAGATGAAACACCAATCCCCAATACATACTGGATAACGCAATCGGGCGAATGGCAGGTATGGCGTGATCACTCATCAACCGAAGTTCGTCCGTATTCGCAGCTGGAAGGTCACGGAAAGTTTGCGTGGAGATATGACAAATTTTCCGATATACATCTGAGGGCGCAGATTATATTGCCCGAAAATTTCACAGGAAAAGCGGGAGTATTCCTTGGCGAACTGTTCTGCTGCATCAACTACGATACCCAACAATTAGAGTTGTACGAGGGTACAGAGTTAAAGGGACATTATTCGGCGGCATATGAGAGAACGCTGGAAAAGGACCTGCGAACTAACCCAAGTGTGTACACAATCGAAATGCGAAAACGGGGTAACCAGGTACGCGTTTATTCGGCTGCGTCAAACGTCCTGCGGTTCACAGCGGCTGTCAATGGTAATATCACGGGCTACTGCGGAATCCGCGCGGACGCCAATATTTGCTGTCCCCTGCTCCGGCTCGGTGATGCGTGGACATACGAGCCGTATGAGCGGTTCGATGTAACTCTGCCGGACGGCAGCATAGAAACTTTTGGAAGAATCTCAAGGGAGGGTGTAACATGGGATGATGAGTTTCAGGTATTCACTCTGACATCTGATGTGGAGGAAAGCGCCACCCGTGTTGAGGACATCTCACAGGAATATGACTTTTTCCACTCCAATCTTCTGACAGGCGTAACCTGCGGAGGCGACTATGCAGTAATTATTGAACCAAAGGACATCAACATCTGGATTTCCCGACTGTTTCTCGGCGACGCGGACGGCTTTTCGATTCTCTACTATCAGGACGTAGATAGCTTGGTGTATTGGTCGAACGAGGCGGCATACCACTGGAAGCTGAGAGGTATGTGCCTTTGGTCACTGGGGCAGGAGGATATGCGGCTTTGGGAGTATCTTCCAAAGCAAATCTGATACAGGAAACAGGCGATTGCCAACCAACGGCAGTCGCTTTTTTCATACAAAATAATGAAACGGAGGATTCTGTGATGAAAGACATATGGAACATAATTCAACTTGCGCTCACGGTGGCAGGCGGGTGGATTGGCTACTTCCTCGGCGGCTGTGATGGTCTGCTTTTTGCTCTTGTTGCATTTGTGGCGACTGACTATATCACCGGAGTGCTGTGCGCCATTGAAAGCCACAAACTGTCCAGCGAGGTGGGGTTCAGGGGCATCTGCCGCAAAGTGCTGATTTTCCTACTTGTGGGAATTGCGAACATCCTTGATGTTCATGTCCTCGGCATGGGCAGCGTTTTGAGAACGGCGGTTATTTTCTTTTATATTTCCAACGAGGGCATCAGCCTGTTGGAGAATGCGACACGCCTTGGTTTGCCTATCCCTGAGAAGATGAAGTTGGTATTGGAGCAGCTGCATGACCGCAGCGAGAAAGGAGACACGGAAGATGAGTAACAGCAAACTGGTGGATTACACAAGGCTCTCGCCTAACTGCACCAAACCGCGAAATCACAAAATTGATAAAATTACTATCCATCACATGGCAGGGAATTTGACTGTAGAGAATTGCGGGGCAGTATTCGCACCAACGTCACGACAGGCCAGCAGCAACTATGGCGTTGATTCAAACGGCAGAGTGGGAATGTATGTAGAGGAGTGTAACCGCTCCTGGTGCAGTTCTAACGCAGAGAACGATCACAGAGCCATTACGATTGAGGTTGCAAACGATCAGATCGGAGGGGATTGGCACGTCAGCGACAAGGCTCTTGCAAAGCTGATCGATCTGTGCGTGGACATCTGTCAGAGGAACGGAATCAAAAAGCTGAACTTCACGGGCGATAAGAGCGGAAACCTCACAATGCACAAGTGGTTTGCGGCAACAAACTGCCCCGGTCCTTATCTTGAAAGCAAATTCCCCTATATTGCACAGCAGGTCAACGCGCGTCTTTCTGGTGGCGGCGCATCGGATAATGCTAAAAACAAGTTATATCGTGTGAGAACCTCATGGAAGGAAGCTAAAACGCAGAAGGGAGCGTTCCATGATCTCGCCAATGCTCGGAAGTGCGCCGATGAAAACGCTGGGTATTCTGTCTTTGACGAGAGCGGCGATTGCGTTTATACGTCAAACGGCGGTGCGAATGCCACCGACTGCCCTTTTAAAGTCAAAGTTACGATCGATAATCTTATTGTCCGTAGCGGTCCCGGAACGAATTATGCAACGAGGGGATGGTGTATCGGAAAGGGTGTTTTCACAATTACTGAAGTCCGCCCCGGCATCGGCTCTACGCTTGGCTGGGGTAAGCTGAAAAGTGGAGCGGGCTGGATCAGTTTAGACCATTGCAATAAAGTATAATCAAAATAGTCAAATCCCACAAGTCTCTAATTAGAGACTTGTGGGATTTTTTTGCATTTTAGCCAAAGGTGGAGGTCGTTGGAGGTCTTTATATAAAACCCCTTTAGGGCGAAAATTTAGGGCAAAAAATAGTCTATAGAGAAGTTATAGAAATGACCTCCAACGACCTCCACCCTCATAAAATCGGAGGCAGATTTAGGGTTCGAACGGGCGGTAATCGTCGCTTATACATAGAGGGGAGTGGTTGTTGTGACCGCCCAACAGGTAGAACAGATTACCCATATGCGCCTGATGGGAGAAAGCTGCGGACAAATCGCCCGGAGCTTGAACATATCCGTCAATACGGTAAAGTCCTTTTGCCGAAGGCGCAATCTCAGCAAAAGGGATAAAGCAGACGCGGGAAACCGGAGTGCGACCATCCGCTGTAGCTACTGCGGGGCAGTAGTAGAACAGGCGGAGCATCGTAAGCAGAAAAAATTCTGCTCCGATGTCTGTCGTGCAAAATGGTGGAACGCGCACCGCCATTTGATAAACTGTAAATCTAAGAAAGCATTTCGTTGCGCATATTGCGGCGGAGAGTTTTTTGACTATGCGTCGTCGGGGAGGAAGTATTGTAGTCATGAGTGCTATATCGCAGACAGATTCGGAGATGGCTGTATTGGACAGGGAGCAGTTCCGAAACGAAAAACTGTACCAGTCTACCATGAGCCTCGTGAAGGTAATGCTGAAAGAGGGCCTCATTTCCAAGGATGAATATCACAAGATTAATACAATTTTTAACCAAAAATACAAGCCGATATTCGGCACATTATTCTCGGATTTTGACTTGCTATAGAGTGGCTATAGAGCGATTATAGGAGCAGAAAGAGGTGATTTTATGCGCAAAATCAGGAAAATCGACTCATCTGCTCCTATGATGCCGAAGCGGAAGAAAGTCGCCGCATACGCAAGGGTATCAGTGGACTCGGCGCGACTGATGCATTCCCTTTCTGCGCAGGTCAGCTACTACAGCGGCTTGATTCAGAAAAATCCCGATTGGGAATACGCCGGGGTTTATGCGGATAACGCAGTCAGCGGCACAGGGACAGAAAAGCGCGAGGAGTTTCAGCGTATGATTGGCGAGTGCGATGCTGGGCATATTGACATCATCCTCACCAAGAGCATATCACGGTTCGCCCGGAACACTGTTGACCTGCTGGAAACAGTCCGACACTTGAAAAGCATAGGCGTTGAAGTGCGGTTTGAAAAAGAGCATATAAACTCCATGTCCGGGGACGGCGAGTTGATGCTGTCCATTCTCGCTTCCTTCGCCCAGGAAGAAAGCCGTTCCATCAGCGATAACGTGAAGTGGGCGGTGCGCAAAGGGTTTGAAAAAGGGAAGCAGAACGGTAACCGCCGGATTTATGGGTATGAGTGGGACGGTGAAAAATACGTCATCGTGCCGGAAGAAGCGGAGATCGTCCGACTGATGTTCCAAAACTACGTCAGTGGGGTACCGCTGGAGGAAACGGTAAAGCAGCTAAAGGCGATGGGTGTTAAAACGCTCCGGGGATGTAATTTCACGGGTACACAAATTACCTACATCCTCCAAAATGAACGCTACTGCGGAGACAG